TGGGAATCACCCGTAGTGACTCCAGGGCACTTGGTAAGATCAATTCCCTTGAAAGCGGATTGATCTTCCAGAAATCTGATGGCATTCCTGACCATTTCAGATTTCGCAAGGACCTCCCACTGGTATCGGAGGTCATCGATCGGATTAGCAACATACAGTTGCTGTCCGTCGAGTTTGAGACGTTGATCGGTTAATTTACCGTCATTGTCTCGAACGCGCGCTTCCTTCAGTTTACGTAAATCGTGACCCTGAAGGAGAGCGTTGGTTACCTTGATTAAGGGAACCAACAGAGGGGCGAGCGCTCTCGCGATATCGCCCTTCACAAGTGGTTGGACAGCGGTATATCGCTGCTTGTCCACTACGACGGAATATTCAAGATCTAACGAGTCCTCGTTAATCTTGAATACAGGCAGGTTGGCTACTCGCTTTTGCACGAGTTCAGTCAACGACTGATTTTGGCTTCTGGCTTTCGTCAGAGCCTCTTTCAGTTCCCTAATACCATTAGAAGGCTTGGCCTTCCTTTGGTGCTTAGGCTCCTGTTTCGTCCTCTGAGGTGAAACCCTCTTTGGAGGGTTCATCTCTTCCTCTCTGAGTACTTGTCGTACATCAGAAGGATGCTCCTGAGCGGATGCTGCTTTTGCAGTGTTCGTCTTGGTGTCCATCATTGGATACCTCCTATGCGCTCGTGTGTGGATAGACTCTTATCGATGTCTATCAACAACGAAACTAACTCGGCTTGGACCTCCAGAGATCTCTGGGGATCCGAAGCGGTGGCGTTAAAACGCCAACCGTCTGCCGCGAGGGCCATTAGTCTCACAACGAAGGCTAATGTACCCGGATGCCCGTGCTCCAACTCTACTAAAACAGCCATCAAAGCTGTCTGAGAGAACTGGAGTTGGTCAAGACTCAATATGTCATGACCTGCCACGCGAAACTGCGATTGAACATTATCGTTCAATCTCACCACCTCCCAAATCTTGATTTTCACAATCAGAAGATTGGGAGACCCTCAGAAGATCAACTATACGTTGTAATTCTGAGGTTCGAGGCCTGGCTCCCTTGTCAGGAGCTAACCTCAGGACCCGAGCCTGCCTTCCAGGGCTATTAGTAGCCCTGCAACGCAGGTCATCTGGGTACCTTGAGAGGAAGTATCGGTACATTTGACCGATACGTTCACATGCACTCTGAGCATTCTCAGATTGCATAGGGGCAGAATTGATGATCTTGATTAAGTCATCTAATTCTTCTAACATACTTGACTCAATAGCGTTCAAGTATGGCTCCGTGCTAGGCTCGTTTACCTGCTCAACGAATTTAAATTCGTGAGAAGGTATAGGACGCGAAGGAGCGTCCTTCGCTGGATTGATTAATCCAGCTCGGCCAAACCCGTGGTAGATATCACGAGCCACGGAAACATCATCTTGCATATCCCTCAAAGCTCCGGCTTGGAGCTTTGCTTGGATAAGGGATGATATGTGCCCAAGCGGAGTCGGTTGGAGTTCATCCACCGGCTTTCCCAGACCAAACGGCTCAGGGATTTCCGCTATGTCCTTAGACAGTTCCCTGTATTCAGGGAAGTGTTGGACAAACCTCTCGAGCCCATAATACCTTATGGACTCTACTAGAGAGCCGAG